ACTAGTGCGCAAGGGCTAGTCACCCTAAAGTTCGTCTCCCACTGCACTCGGGGGGGAGCCCCGGTTGGGTACGCATAGTGTAAATGACCGTGAACAACTTACGGCCTATGCGGAAACAAGGTTAGATAATCCGAGGTCTGACCTGCACATCTACGGAGCTGTGCAAAAAAGTTGCAGTTGTCTTGCGGAGGGACAACAAGGCTTAGCTGGGAGCTTTACTCCAGCAAATTCCCCCTCTGGGGTCCACAATTTCCGTGATGACCACTCGATTGGTTTGGATCGAGAGCCCGACGGGGCTCAAAACACGTGGTCTGACGACAGCCCACCCGACATATTGGTTTCGATCGACGAGCACGATTGGCCGCTGTGTGAAAAGCTCGTGTACAAGCCGGCAGCAAATTCAGTTGCGGGATTCACCATCCCGACATGGTTCTCAAGGGACTATGTACAGACTGGATTAGTTCTGCCGCCCGCAATTCCTTTGATGGAACATCTAGAGGAGTGCGAAGCGTGTGCATTGGCTTGCGGGGGGGTTGGAGGTGGCAAAGGCCGGGGAGGTAAACAGCGGAGAGGGTCCACTCCCCGAAGGAAACCGTCCACAAAGAAGAAGTCAACTCGTAAAGCAGTCAAGTCCGCCATTAAGAAAGGCATTCAGCCGTCTTATAATAGGGAAGCACCAGCTATCCGCAAGAAGGTTGCAGCGTTTGTTCAGGAGGCACATCGAAAGCCGAATGGACGCGCAGCAAAGGCCTTAAACGAGGAGAAGGTTCGCAACGGCCCTGAAAGCGAAGCAGGCTTTAGCGAGATGGTTGGAGCAATGGGCGGGCATATGGCTGGGCAGTACTATGGTGGTGATCTCGGGGGCCAGTTTGGCGAAATGGCCGGCAAGATGGCTGGCAAAGCGTCCGACTACCTGATGAACAAGATCATGGGCAGTGGAGATTACACCGTGATGGGCCCGCATTTGGATGGGGCCATCGCTGAAAATTCACTCCTCGACTTAGGACCGACTAGCCATACATCGACATCACCTGTCAGCTTTGGGCCAGGGAACTCAAGGTTCAAACACAGCGAGTATATTGGCAATCTGACGATGACGTCTGGTTTCAACCTCATCACTTATTCCTTGGATGTGACTGACCCTACCACTTTTCCCTGGCTACACGCTGTCGCAGCCAACTATCAGAAGTGGAAGCCATTGGGTATGGTCATAACGATCAAGAGCACGTCAGCTAATGCCGTGGCTGAGGGGAACCCTAGCATGGGAACGGTTGGCGTTGTGGCGGTATACGATGTCTATGCGCCACTGCCCGTTAATATGCAAGGAGTTCTCAACACTGATGGGGCTGGCTCAATTAAGCCATCAGAGAACCTAATTGTGGCAATCGAATGCGCGACCGCTCTTACACAGTCTTTGCCACTGCGAATTTTGACCGCAGGGATGAGTCCGCCTGATTTCTCTCTTTACAAGCTCGGGACGTTGTTGATAGCCACTGAAGGAGCCAACACAACTTATGCTGGAGCCGCCGAAATCTGGATTGAATTTGATATTGAGTTGCTGCAGCCTCGTGCTCTGCAGGGCCCCACATTGATTAGCACTGCTTTATATAATCTTGAAACATCCTTCGGTGGGGGTGGGTATCCACTCAAGCCTATAGATGACACTGTTGACGCAACACAGCCGTTGTTCAACTCGGTGGGTGTTGAGATTAGTGATGATAGCAAGTGGCACCAAATCAAATTTCCCCTCACGACTCAAGTTGGATCAGTGTTTCTTGTTTTAGTGACTGCACCAGCCACAAACAACACCTCACCTGTGAACACGGGGTTTGGGGGAGGGCAGTCCAGTTGGTCTCCTTTCCCAGCCATTGGGCAGTGCTTTCAAATCGGCGGTGGCTTTGAGGTCTTTAATTTGTGGGGGAGAGTCGGGTATGCTTCTGATGGGTCATTTAACGTGCAGGCACCAGGATATGGACCGAGCCCGAACGGGGTCGCGTCGACCATTTTAGCGGGAACCTTCAAGTACGTTGGGGGTGGCACCGAGCTCATCCCGCCTAGCATTTCGGTTGTGGATTCTATCTTCGCTGACGACGCAGTAGGCGACTTACTGATCACGCAGCTTAATCCGAATATCTTCAATGGATCAACACCAGCAATCACGTCGATTTCTCTCCTTGGACCTAAGCCTAAGAAGCGCGCCACTTATTCACCGTGGGATGCGCAACGGATGGCGCTGCATCTGCCAGCCGACGAAACCAACCAGCCTGCTTGGGTGAAATTACCTGTGGTCATCGAGGAGAAATGCAGTGGGCCGCTGTCTGAGATTCGGAAAGGCGCCAGTGGGCGAGAAATCCGCAGACGGCAGATTAACGGACCACAGGGCGAGTACACCGCAACCGATGACCTCGCGAATGTAAACCCAGCGGGGTTCGTAATGTCAGGCGATTCAGCCCGAGCGGCTTTGAATGCTAAAGCTAAATTAGGGTGGGCATGGCCGGCGATGTCGGTGTTTCCTGTGACAGGGACACCGAACACTTACTGTTGGTTTGGGCGGTCGGAGCCGTTCGGAAAACAGGTTGCTCGACAGGTCGAGGCAGCAGGTGGTTGGAACGCTCGTACGATCCGCTACACTAATTCAGTGGCCGAGACAGGGCACTACTTAAGTCTAGCCGATTACGAACGACAGAACCCACCCGTGCCGTCGCAGATCAATGGAGCTAACGGCGAACAGACTGGCACTGATGATCTCGCGGCCAACCTACCTAGGGTTTTTGAGTGTGATTTAGGTTTGATGTGCCGTAAGGATACGCACATGCACAAAAAGAAACCCGACGAGAAGAAGAATATGCCTAAGCCTGAGGAGAAGAAAGAACGGACTTTGTATCTTGAACCATGCAAACATGAATTCCCATTGTTGTGCATGATCGCCTCGCACTACCATACGGGGCTTGAGAAAATCTGTTCTGAAGATTACCACTCTATACGGGTCAGGGACGCAGCGA